CGCATGAGCGCAGCCCTACACCCTGAAGCGCGTGCTCTTCTCGAAGCCTACCGCCTGCGCGGCGGGCTTGCCATCTGATGGATGACCTGACGATTCATCAAGCCGTAGCGGCGCGTCTAGCCGCAGCGACTGACCCGACGGGATACGTGCTGCGCAACGCCTATGCCACCCCGCCTGACAATCTTGCCGTGGTGCCTGCAGCCGTCTGCATCCCGGGCGGCGACACGATCACCTACGGCACGGGCGGCAGCCGCACCACGGTGCTCACGGTCACCGTCGTCATCTACCTGCAGGATCAGGCTGACATGGCCCGCAAGTACGCCGACCTCCTGACTTGGCGCACGTGGCTGCGCGGCGTATTCGACGGGCAGGTGCAGCTCAACACAGCGGGCGTTGCTCAGGCGATCGTCTCAACGACTACACTCGGCACTGACACTTGGGCTGACGTCACGTATCTCACGGTGACGGCTGAGCTGCAGGTGAGTATTCTTGAGGGAGTCAATGTCACAGCCTGATACGTTGAAGGTCAAAGTCGTTCAGCCCCGAGCAGAGGGCAACCCGTACCTTCCCGTCTCTGATGACGTGGTGGAGATTGACGCCGCAGTTGCCACATCGCTGGCAGCCAGCGGGCTCGTTGAAATCGTTCACAATAAGCCCAACGCCAAGACGGCGACAACTGAAGACAAGGAGTAAATCGTGGCAGTGACCCTAGGCGCCAAGTCGTTCACGAAGGTCGTCGTCAAGAGCGAGAGCGGCTACGGCACGCCTGCATCCTTCAACGACGCCAACGGCGAACTCCTGCACACGGACATCGTGGGCATCGTTGACCCGGGCGTCGTCGTTGACTTGGCTGATGACAAGAGCGTTGGCATCCGCCCACGCCGCGTCGCAGCTTCGGCAACCATCACCGCCAAGTCCCCAGTCGTCACCTTCGGCGAAGCGCCTGCGTCACTCCGCACGCTGCCGATTGTCTTCGACTCACTCGCCACCATCACGCCTTCGGGCGCTGGCCCGTACACCTACGCCTACGCGCCAAGCCAGACAGACGTTGATACGCTGAAGACATACTCGCTCTACGTCACGGACGGCGTGCAGAAGTTCGTCATTGACGGCTGCGTGCCGACTGAAGTGACTCTCAGCGCCGACCAGTCGGGCCTTCTTCAGATGGGAACCACATGGGCTGGGCGCGCACTTACCACCAGCACGGACACCAGCACTGCCGCCTTCGCGACGCAGTACTTCATCCCGGGGCGACTCTTCGGACTGAAGACACACGGCTCAATGATTACCGCGAAGACGGGCACGGGCACCGCCTACTCCAGCTACATCACGAACTGGAGCCTGACCCTGATGCCGGGCGCCGCCCCGCTGCAGGTGCTCAACGGCTCCACCACGAACGTCAACGCTGGCGGCGTGGCTTACACGGGCGCGCTGGACGGCACGCTTGAGTTGACCATCGCATCGAACAGCGCGGCAACGAGCGCCTTCCCAGTCGGCGACATCGGCACGACCAAGTTCGTACAGGTTCAGGGGTTGGATGCCAACGGCTACGGCTTCACCGCCAACGTCTGTGGCGTGGTGGAAAACGTCAGCGTCATCGGCTCAGAGTCCGACGGACTGATTCTCAACACCGTCACCCTGCAGCTTGCCAGCAACGGCACGAACTCGATTCTCTGCTGGGTGGATTCACCACTCTCGGCGCGCCCATAAAGTAGCCCGCTACAGGCGGGGAGGAGGAGCACATGGCAAATACGGACGTCATCGTCGTTCACCTAGACGGCGACTTTCAGGGCTGGCACGCAACGATGCGCACGCCCGCACGCATCAGCGCCCGAGTGCTGATTGACCTTGAGAGCGAATCCAGCGCGCAGAAGTTGACCGCCTACGGCAAGATGATTCTGAGCGTGGAAGGCTGGAAGGACTGCGACGGCAACCCAACGAACGACCCGCTCGAAGGGCCACTCACCGCGCTGAACGCAGCCGCTGAGAAGTGGGCAGCATTGGCGGGCGACGTCCCAAAAGAGTGAGGCTTGCCGCCCGGCAAATCAGCCTAGGGCAAGCAGTCAGCCCACCAGTTGCAATCATCTTCCACATTCTCGCTGAGAAGTTCGGCAAGTTTCCGTGGGAGGTTGAAGAAGCCCCGCTAGACTCCGTTCTATTGGCATGGGCTCTCCATGTCGAGATGCAGCCAAAGGACGTGAAGCGTGGTCGCTAAAGGCAACGAGAAGGTCAGAATCTTCGTCACCCCTGAGTCCCTGAAGAGGACGGATGAGCTACGCCTTGGATTCTTGGAAGCCAGCAACCCCCGCAAGTTCAACGCCATGCTGCAGCTTGCCACCCTGAACGCAGCCCGCACGATGGTCAAGCCAGTGAAGGCGAAGGCACCCGTGCGCACTGGACGCCTGCGTGGCGCAGTGGCTGCCCGAAAGGGCAAGAGAGACCGCCCGTCGTCCGTTGTCGGAGTAAAGGCGGGCAAGAGCCGGGGCGACATGCAGGGCGCGTGGTATCGCTGGTTTGTGGTGAGTGGCACGTCTGGCACCAGAACGACGAAGACACGGGGTAGAGTGAACATCCAGCGAATCCCAGCGCGCGACTTCGTGAAGCAAGCAGTGACTGAACCAAGCACGCAGGCTCGGGCCATTGAAGCATTGAACAAGACCATTCAGGCGTTCTTAGACGGCACCATCAAATACAGGGGGCGAAGGGGTAGACGATGAACAAGGGCACTATGAACCTAGTCATCAAAGCGATTGACTCAGCAACGCCGACCCTTCGCAACATCGGCAAGGGCTTTGGAAATCTCAAGAACGCAGGCGTCGCTGCCTTCAAGGGCATTGTCACTGCATCGGCTGCAGTTGCAGGCGCTCTGGCTGCGTTCAGCATCGGAGCCGTCAAGGCTGCACTAGATGATGAACGCTCAACGCTAAAACTCAATGCCGCCCTGAAGGCGCGCGGCATTCTCACGGATGGGCTAAAGGCTGCCATTGACAAGCAGATTGAAAGCATGGCGGCGCTCGGAATCGCCGACGACGAAGTGCGCGCAGGCATTGAAGTCTCCAGCCGATTCTTCTCGAAGCAGGCGGACATTCTCGCCGTGAACGCTGCAGCTGCAGACATCGCCGCCGTGACTGGTGGTGACCTTGCAGACATCATCACCACTATCGGCAAGGGCGCTCGGGGGACAACTCGTGGGCTGACGGCACTTGGCATCACCGTCAAGAAGGGCGCAACGCTGCAGGACATTCTGACGGCGAGCACGAAGGTATACGGCGGCATTGCTGCAGAGATTGCTGACTCCACCAGCGGGCGACTATCTCAGGCGCAGGTGCGCTTCAACGAAGCCGTTGAGAAGTTCGGCTACAAACTCATGCCAGTATTTGAGAAGGGGCTCAACTTCATCACTGAGACGGCGCTGCCTGCGTTCGAAGAGGGACTCAACGACATCGCCCCGATTCTCGTTGATGCCGTGGATGAGCAGGTCATCCCGCTGCTCAAGTCGTTGGACGACCTTGGCAAGTCGCTTGGGGCAACGGGCAAGGACTTCAACTTCTTCGCTGAGGCAACGAACTTGGCTCTGCTTCCACTGCTCAAGACGATGGAACTCATGAAGATTGCCATTGACGCCATCGCGGCGGGAATCCGATTCGTCACTGGAGCACCTGACCCAAATAATAAACTTGCGCCGGGGGCATTCAGGAGTTATGCAGGCGGGCCCAGCTACCCCGGGGCGCCAGTCTCCAGCACGCCACCACTCACGGTCGTCATTGGCGGCAAGCCAGTGGACGGCATCGTGCGCGATTCAATGGGCAGAATTCTGGGCAGCACACCTGGGCCGCGCTAAGTCATGGCAACGCACCCATTCGCCATCCTAGTTGACGGCGTAAACAGCGGCGCGAACATCCTTGACGACTATTCGACCGCCAACCCGACGACGCCATGGGTTGACCCTGAGACGGTTAGCCTCACGCAAGACGCCAACGGTGAGGGCGGCTCCCTGCAGTTCGAAGTGGTGCAGGTCAAGACTCCAGCGGGCGGGCCATGGTGGAAGTCAGGCAACGTGTATGACAACGCCCGCGTGCGTTTTCAGGTCAGCGGCACCACCACCTTCTTGGGATACGTCGTTCAGATTGACGCGCAACTCGCTGAGAACGGACTGGGCACGCGCGCGCTGGTGATGGCTTCTGTAGCGTCAACCTTCTTGGACAAGATCATCGTCTACAAAGGGCGACTGACGACAGGCACAAAGCCCGACTACACCAGCAACTTCTTCATTGGTGGAACATCATCAACCGATCAAGCATGCGTGACTGCGCTGGTATCCAAGGCTGACGTGATTCAGGCGAAGAGCGGCGGCACTACTGGGCGCGCCGCCAACCGCCTCATCGTTGACACGAACACCACGCCAGCCTATACAGGCACCGCAGTCACCATCGGGCAACAGAAGATGGTGCCCGGAACACTGCGCTCGTGCCTTGACACCATCAAGGCGGAAGCCGAAGCCATTGACGGTGAAGAGCGCCGCTACTGGGTGGCGCCGAGTGGGAGAATCAACTATGCCCGACTGGGCACTGCCGTCCCAACCTACGCCACCGCGCCGTTCAAGGTCGTCACCACTGCAACCTACAGCCCCTATGGCAGCAGCTCAGCGGCAGCGACCCTTCAGGTGCGCAACCTGCAGGTCAGCCTTGACCATGACGTCATCGTCAAGAAGGCACGATTCACGTTCAACACAAACGCAAGCGACTGGGACTCGCAAATCAGCGGCGCTTCGTACACCGTCTCTGACTCATACGGGCGCGTCTACGATGAGGCAGCCCCAGATGGCGCAGGCATGACGACGCGCAACGGCCCGCGCCCTGAGACGATCATCGGCGTCACTCCGCAACCGAACAAGGCTGCACGCCCCACATACTGGACGTCGAAGATTACGGATTACTCCAAGAAGTACTTCGGCACGAACGCCTACCCAAACCGCGCCGCACCTCAGCGCAGCATCACCTTTAGCGTGCGTGGGGCTGATACCACGAATAACCCCTACGGCTTTGTGAAGGGCTATCGTCAGACGGGCGTCAGCACCTATGCGCTGCAGGATGGCTGGGAGGCTGGGCAGTACGTCGAGATCAACGATGCCACGACCATTGGCGGCAACAGCGTCAACATCCTTGGACTGGGCGGGCTCTACCGCATCGAGTCACTCACCATGTCCTTTGAGCCGGGCTCTATGATTCGGCAGTACGACATGACGTGTGAGCGGGTACCGCGCAACCCGCTCAAGAAGTTCTTGCAGGGGTAGAAGATGGTTGAGAAACTCGGCTCTGATCAGCAGCAGCTCGCCGACTTGGGCGGCGGCGTCATCAGCGAAAACGGCGCGACGCTGCTCAGCGGGGAGAGCACGGGGGAGGCTTCGCTGCTTTTCGGGCCCGCTGCCTTGCGCGAGATTCAGGCTGGTGTTGCCAACGGTGACTTTGCCATCCCGCCTGCAGATGCTGATGCAACCATCACCACCGACAACGCTCTGCCGTATTGGACGTTCACGGACGTTTCAAGTGCGGGCGCCATTACTGCTGCGCTGGTGGCTGACGCTGGAGCAGCGTCCGGCAATGTGCTGCGATTCACCGTGGCAAGTGGCACGCTGACTGGCAAGAGTGCAACGCTGACGCGCTTCATCCCTGTTGCATCCTCAGCCTCTCGCTCATTTTCGTTTTACGCAGAAGCAACCTTTGACGGTGGCACTAATAGCACGCAAGCAAACGCCAAACTGACCTGCCAGTTCTACAAGTCGGATGGCGTGACGACGACAGGGACGGCTTTTGAGTCTGCCCTCTACGGATTCAACAGTCTTATAGGCGCTACAGGCATCACCGCGCCAGACTTGTACGCCATTGCGCCAGACCTGACTAATACCACGGCACCGGCAGACGCCGCCTATCTCAAGCTCACGATTACCATCGCCACGGTGGCGACGCAATCCGCTGATCGCGTGGTTGACTTGACTGAGGTGCGCGTTGCTCACGGCTTGCCTGAACTCATCCTGACGGACAAGGGCGACCCTGCAACCTATCAGCCTGCATACATCTTCAACGAGAGCGGCGACCTCTCGCTCGTCGCCTCTACTGGCGAGAATCTCGTGGTGGGTACGGACGGCTACTGGCTGGGCTCAGTCAGCAACACGATGGAGAGCGGCGGAAACTTGAACCTTGTCGCCACAGGTGACCTGATTGGCTCAGGCGAGAACATTGACCTGACCGCTACGACGCTGATGAATCTCAACGCAGACACTATCTCTGCGACTGCAACATCACTGGATGTTACTGGCGACCTGACCGCCACAGGGAACATTTCCGCCAATGCAATCGGCGTAAACTTCCTTTATGGAGAACCTAGCCTCACTGGTCCAGTTTTCCAACTTGCCGGAACTAATAATCGTTTATGGACTGGCACGAGTTCTGCAGGCGCTGCCGATCTTGCTGCAAGCACCTCAGTGTCGCGCGCTGGCATTCTCATTACAAAAGCAACACAAGGTCAGCCAACGACAAACATCAACGGCACAGGGAACACCGACGCATTCTCGGACGCGCTCCGCAACGGCGGACTGGCGATTGACACAACCAACAACCGTGGCTATTGGTACTCCGCCGGCTGGAAATACACGGCGCTCACGACTCCATCCGACTCTCGCCTGAAGGAAGAAATCACCGACATTACTGGCGCCCTAGATACGCTCCGCCAACTCGTGCCGGTGGCGTTCAAGTGGAAGCGGCCAGAGGCACACGGTCGAGCGGAGTGCGTTTCTGACGATGGCACGCGGATGGGATTCATCGCCGATCAAGTTGCCACAACAGACTTGGCGCACTGGGTTGAGACGCTCGGCGTAGACGAGCGTGAGGCTGACCTTGTAGATACAGAAGATGTGCTCGCCGTCAACATCCCTCAGAACGAGATGGAGGCTCTCGTGGTGCAGGCACTGCTTGACATTGACGCGCGCCTAAAGGCGCTGGAGTCACGATGACGCGCAGCCAAGCCGAAGCAATCATTGCCCGCCTAGATTCTCAGTCGGAGAAGATTGACGCGCTGAAGGCAGAGATTGACCAAATGAAGGGTGGGCTTGCCGTGCTTCGCGCACTGGGCGCCATGCTGGGTGTAGGGGGAATCGGCGCGCTTCTGGCGTGGCTTCAGTCGCAGGGCAAGTAGTGCGCCGCGTACTCATCCCGCTGGTGGCTGCCGCCATGCTCTTCTGCACGCTGCCCGCCTTGGCGCAGGATGCTGAGCAATCCGTCACCGTTGACCGCACGATGGACTTCTTCGTGGTGGTGGACGCGCCGCAACTCTTCACAGCACGCACCCAACTCTGCGACGAGCCATCCGTGCTCTGGTGCGCTCGACCTGAGCAGGGCGGACACTTCATTGACTCCGCACTCTGGCTCTATGCCGCCGACGGCGGGCTCATCACGGCGAGCGACGATGATGGCGTCTCCTACGCTTCGCTCATCCGCATCGAACTGCAGCCGGGCTTCTATCGCCTACGCGCTGGACGCTTCGGGCCATGTGACTCCACAGGCTGCATGCACCCTGAGGCGCCCTTCACCGTGGGAGCCTTCTACCAGCTGCTCACCAGTCTCCCGCTGATTCTTGACCCTGAGCCGCCGACCGCATCGCCTGAGCCCATCCCGTCCGAACTCCCGAGCATTGAGCCAAGCCCGCTCCCATCTGAGGAGCCAAGCCCTGAGGTGCCAAGTGTTGAACCGTCCCCGAACCCGACTCCCACACCCGAGCCGACGCCCGAGCCATCGCCACCCGTGGAGCCTTCGCCAACTCCTACGCCTGAACCTAGCCCTAGCCCTACTGTTAGCCCTGACCCTTCTCCTACGCCAACCGTAGCGCCGAGCCCTACGGCGACGCCTACGCTGAGCCCGACTCCTACCCCAGAAACGCCAACACCTAGCCCCAGCGTGGCGGAAACACCCCTGCCAGAGCCTTCTGAGGAGCCCTCACCAGTGCCGTCCCCTGAGCCTACTCCTGAACCGCTGACGATTGACCCGGGGGCTGCAGTTGAAGCAGTCGCTGAAGCCGTGGGTGAAGCCGTCGCTGCCGTCGGAGAAGCCGCTGCGTTCGTCGCTGACCTTGGACACGACATCACGCCTGCAGAGAAGAAAGAAGCAGCCGCTACAATCATCCCCGCAGTCATCATCACGCAGCTCGCGCAGGCAGCCGTTGCGGCAGCCAGTGCAGCGACGGGTGGTGCGGCGTCATCGGGGGGCTCACGAAAGGACAAGCAGTGAAACTCCTGAAGGACATTGCGCTCGACATCTCGGCGAGTTCGTGGACGTGGCTTGGTATGATGATCGCGTGGATTGTGCTTCCCGACGGCAGCACCCGCAACTTTGTCGGAATCTGCATCTTAGTTCTGCTCGGATTGTGGGCAGTGACAGGGCCTCTCAGGTGGGGCGGGGAGTAATCGTGCAATACAAGGTCAAGAGTCAGTTATTCGCCGACGCTGAAGCCCAACTAAAGGGCGCGAAGCAGGTGTTGGACGACTGCACATGGTCATCGTGCGCCGCCGCCGTATCGTGGGCGAGCGGGTACGAAGTCGACTACAGCGCAGCGCAGGGCGTTGCAGCCTTTGAGAAAGCGACAGGTCGCCGCGACGTTCAGGGCGTCTCCGACGCCGGGGGTTCACTCAAAGAAGCCGCTCAGACTATCGCCGTATTGGGCGGGAAGGCCCGCTACGCCAAGAGTTGGGAAGACGCCGTTGCTGCCGCTAAGGCTGGCGCCGCCCTCATGGTGTGGGTGCAGCAACCAATCGGCTACCCACCAGAAGTGCAAATCAGCAAGTGGCACGACGGCTGGCGCAGGTACTGGACGAAGACTGACCCGAGCAAGGTGCGCGCGGGATACGGTCACATGACGTCGGCGGGCTGGTGCGAAGACCACGGCTTCCAATGGGCGTGCCCAACTCGCAACGACCGCGACGCCGTTGAGAAATACGCCGTCCCAGTGACGGAGTCCCAGCTGCGCACGATCGCCAAGTCGAAGATGAACGCCCGCAAGTTGAAGAGCGACTTCGCCGCGTTGCTCATCGTCACCTACCCCAAGAAGGCAGCGGCCCCGGCACCCGCGCCAGTCGCAGTGTCTCAACCCGTAGTGGCACCCGCCCCCGTGGTGGCTGAGACCCTCAAGGCACCTGCTCCAGTAGAGCAGCCGAAAGCCGTGCCGCCAGCCCCCAAAGTACCCAGCGCCGTGGACGTCCAGCTGGACGCTCTCGGGAAGGTAGACTTCGGAGCAGTGGCTGGGAGGGCGTTCAACGCTGCAAGTGGTGCAGCGGCGGCGGCTGCCAAGGTAAAAGGAGCACCAGCCAAGATGATGACCTTCTTGCAATACATCAAGGACAACACGGGCATTGACGAAGCCCTCATTGAGTTCGTCCGAACCTTCGTCACGGTGAGCATCAGCGTTGCGCTCGGACTCGGGATCCCCCTTCTCGACATCAACGGCGGCGACTTCCGCACCGTGGTATCAGCTGGGCTTGCCTCAGGGCTTCAGGTACTGGTGAAGTATCTTGACCCGAAGAACTCCGCCTTCGGCATCAAAGAGAAAAACTAGCCACACACTTCTGACATACACCTGACACAAGAGCAGGTGTAGGCTGCGCGTAAGCACCAGAGTAGGTGCTGCAAGCAGTTGGAGGTGTTCACATGGACGGACTTGAAGAGCTCAGGGCGCTGAGCAAGCCACGCAAGGGCCCGCCGTGCGGGTTCACGAGCGTGCACCTAGAAGGCAAGGACTGGGAGACGCTCCACGCAGGGTTGGCTGACCCAGCCATCACCGCCAAGGCGTTGACCGCATGGTTGGAGAAGCGCGGCTTCACCCTGAGTTTCTGGACAATTGCCCGGCATCGCCGCGGTGAGTGCGCGTGCAACTCATGAGCGACGACTTGCAGACGGAGCAGCGGCTCCAAGAAGTCACCGAAGCCCACAAACGCGCACTCCGTCAACTGGCGAAGCGCGACGCTGCCCGTGAGGAGTTAGTCGCAGCCGTCTATCAGGCGGCGAAGGATGCGGCACTCAGCATCACCATTCCGCCAGTGCCAACGCCGAAGGCATCTGGCAAGAAGAGCGACGGCGAGACGCTCGTCATCCTTCTGGGCGACTGGCAGTTGGGCAAGTACTCGGAGACATACAGCATTGAAGTGGCGAAGGCTCGCATTGAGCTGCTCGCCACGAAGGTGCAGCGGCTCATCGAGTTGCACGGCGTCCCCGTCAAGGAGATTGCGTGCGTGCTGCTAGGCGACTTCGTGGAGTCGGACGGGAACATCTTCCCAAGCCAAGCCTATGAAGTAGAGCGCGGCGGATTGTATGTCCAAATCTTTGAGGGTGCTGGCATGCTCGCGCAGTTCGTGCGTTCAATGGCAGCACTGGCCCCGAAGGTCACGGTGCGTGGTGCTATCGGCAATCATGGGCGACTGGGACGCTTCGGCGATCACTCCAACGAGAGCAACGCTGACGCGATTCTGTATCGCATCGCAGCCGAACATCTGAAGGGTGAGAAGCGCGTGGACTGGAAGGAGTCGCTCACACTGGGCGGGCGTCACTGGTACGACGTGCTCTCACTGCCCGGGGGCAAGAGCGCCATGTTAGTGCACGGTGATCAGTTCAAGGGCGGCGCCTTCGGGCTGCCGTTCTACGCCATCGCCAAGCGCGCGCAGGGCTGGAACCTTTCGGTGCAGCCGTTCGACTTTCTCTTCTACGGGCACTGGCACACCCCGAGCCGACTAGTGCTGAGCGACGGCGCTCACACCTGTTGGGGCAACGCGAGCATCGAGTCATCGAACCGCTACGCGCAGGAGTGGCTGGCAGCGTCTGGCACTCCAGCTCAGTGGGCGCTCTTCTTCGGCAAGGAGGGCCCGACGGCGGAGTATCTGGTGAGGCTGGATGGCGCCAAAGCCTGAGGCTACTGCAAGCACCTGCCCTGTCTGTGGGGAGATGGGGCAGGTGTTCGCCTATGGGGAACAGGTGGTCAATACGGGCCCCGGGGGGGTCGGCTGGGTGCTCAGCCAAGGCGTCTGCAAGGGCTGCCTGAGCGTGGTGGTACAGGCTGCCAAGGATGGCACTCTTGACTCCCTAGGGGGGGGTTGACGGCTCCAAAGCGTTACTTGTAGGGTTCATGTGTCAGGCAAGACAGCCCCATGCGGGGCGACTGACAGGAGGTAAACATGGAAGCCACTGGACGCGAAATGCTCAATGAGCTGAGGGCGCACCGCATTGCACGCGAGACGGCTGCCCTTTACGCCAACGCAGGGCTGCGTTTCGATGTTGACGCGCACTTTGCCGTCAAGGAGATTGCACTGGCTGAGGTGAGCAAGTGAGCGACTTCTTCAATCTCTGCCCAGTATCGGCGCGCCACGGGTATCTGCTGGTGGTGAAGAACGAGCAGGGGGGCCTCATCGCCATCTGCCCCAAGTGCTACGTCCCAACGAAGGGGCGCAAGAATCTCATGGAGGTGAAGTAATGAACGCAGTCAAGGACTTTCTCGCCTTCGTCACATTCGTAGCGTGCATCGTCATCGTGCTCATCGTTGGGGGTGCAGCATGACAACGCTGAACCGCAAGAGCCAGCCCAAGACCTACGGCAACTTTTACAAGCCCAAGGAGCGCATTGAAGCGCGCCGACGCAGTGACGCCACCATCGTCATCTGCATTGCCATCATCGTCATCGTGGCGCTGGTGAGGGGGCTCTGATGATTGCCGACCTATGCAAGCCGGGGGACATCAGCGGCATTGGCAAGCATCGCCCCTGCGTTCGAGTGCTCATGTGTGGCAAGTGCGACCGCCCGCTGGTGAACAACCCGCCAGTGTGCGGCGAGTGCAGCTACTGCGTACGGCTCGCCGAACGCAAGGCCCGCAAGCCACGCAAGACGCCAATGGGGAGGTGGTAATGCCGCTCTACGTGTTCGAGTGCTGGACATGCTGCACCACTGAGGAGCGACTGCAGGTGGGCTTCCAGCCCGTAGTGCCGCGCTGCGACGGATGTGGGGCATGGATGCAGTTACAAGTGACTCAGTCAAGCATCCAGTTCAAAGGCGAAGGCTGGGCCAAGGTAGACCGAAAGAAGGAGGGAAAGAAGTGAGCAAGAAGCACGAGTTCGTGAAGGCACCTCAACGCAGCCCTGAGTGGCTGGAGTTGCGACGGCAGGGGCTGGGAGCCTCAGACATGGCGGCAGTGATGGGCGTGAGCCCGTATAAGACGCCCTATCAGCTCTGGGCTGAGAAGACGGGGGCAACCCCGGAGCAGAAGGTCGGAGCAGCGGCGCATCGCGGCGTCATCCTTGAAGATGCCGTCGGGCGCTACTACGAAGAGGAGCGCGGCGTGAAGTTGCGCAAGTCGAACGGCGTGGTGCGCCTGAAGGCGCAGCCCCGGCTCATGGCTTCACTGGATCGTACGATCGTCGGCGAGCCGAAGGGCATCGTGGAAATCAAGACGTCGGCAAGTCCACGCTGGAGCATGTGGCCCGTACCCCCAGAGGTGATGATTCAGGTGCACGTGCAGATGGGCATTGTCGGCGCAGAGTGGTGCGACGTGGTTGCCCTGCTAGGCGGGCTGGTGTTCAAGATTGAGCGCGTGCAGTTTGACCCTGCACTCTGGGCTGAGATTCAGCGGGCAGCCATGCTCTTCTTGAAAGCCGTGGACTCTAAGACGCCGCCTCAGCTGGAGGCGCTTGACGCTCAGGCGTACGCCATCGCTACTCCACAAGCGTCGGATGAGTTTGCAGAGGCTGACGACAGCCTTGAGGGCGTCTATCGCCAACTGCGTGAGGTGAACACCGAGCTGCACTTCTTGGAACAGAAGAAGGGCTCGCTCGAGATCATTATCAAGGAGGCAATCGGCGAGAAGGCGGGGCTGGCTGGGAACGGCTGGACGGTCTACTGGAAGCAGGCCCGCCCGAGCCAAGTCACGGATTGGAAGATGGTGGCGCAGGCATCAGGTGCTCTGCAGTCCGTCATCACCACGTACACGGACAGCAAGCCGGGCAGCCGCCGCTTCATCATCAACGATGGGGGGCTCCATGATTGAGCAGACGGTCATTCTTGACCCCTACCAGTGGGCGCGTGCCAGCGCAGTGGGCACTTTGCGGGACACGTCCAGCAAGTTGCAAGGACAGCAGGGGCGTGCGGGTCAGTCATCTGACCGCAGCCTGCAGAACCACATTGACGGCGCAGCTGCGGAACTGGCAGTATGCATCGCTCTTGGGCTGCCGTGGGCAGCACATGTCGACACCTACCTGAGTGAGCCCGACGTGGAGGTTCCGTGGCTCGGAGGGGTAGAGGTGAAGTGGACGGCGAGCAGTGGGCTCATCGTCCGACAGAACGAACAGCGTGAGCAGATTCACGTGCTCGTGATGGGCAATGGGCCTATCAAGCGCATCGTGGGCTGGCTGGACGTGGAGGGGCTGCGAGCCCTGAAGGCAAGTCCGAAGACTGACTTCGGCAACGGTCGGGCTCCAGCGTGGCTGAAGCCGATTGAAGAACTGAACAACTGGGGACTCTTCCCCAAGAAGGAGGCAGCATGAAGAAGGCAGAAAGCAACGACTGGCTCGTCATCTCGACAAATGACGGCAAGGAGATTCCGGGGCTGAAGGATGCGCTACTGCGCAAGATGGCCCGAGAAGGAGCGACGACAAAGAAGCCCGCCAAGGTGGCGCGCACGAAGAAGGAGGCAACACGATGAATAAGAACGCAGAAATTCTCGCCGCACTAGAGGCGCCCTTCCCACCTGAGCTGATCCGTCACCGCGTAGGTGCCGGGGGCAAGGACTTGCAGTGGGTTGACGCCCGCACTATTTCGGCAAGGCTTGACGCCGTGCTTGGGATTAGTGCTTGGGACTTTGCCGTTGAGCCAGTCGGCGATACGAACACGGTGCTGGGCATCTTGACGATTCGCTTCCCCGACGGCAGCGTTGCCCGACGGCAAGACTTTGGCTATGAGACGGGCGGCTCAGGCGAGAGCCTCAAAGAAGCCAGTTCAGACGCCCTCAGGCGCTGCGCGTCGCTCTTCGGTGCAGCTAGGGCCCTCTACGGTGGCGAACGCCCCTCAGCGGGGCGCATTTCCGTGCCTGCGTTGAAGGTGATGAGTCTCCCTCAGACCACAGCGCCAGCCACTGGTCAGGATACGGTGGTGCTGAAGGCAGCCATGGAGATGTTCGGAAACGACAACTGCCCCGACCACGGGCAGCCTTGGACGAAGAAGCCGGGCGGCGTATCGAAGGCGACGGGCAAGCCCTACCAGCCCTTCTGGGCATGTTCAGGTAGGACGGACGGGGCCTTCTGTAAGCGCAAGCCCAGCATTGACTTCATCAACGCTCAGGCTGCGCCACTAGGCGAGCCCGTGCGCGCTGAAGAGGATCTCAGCGAGTTGCCGTTCTAGATCATCACATGGGGGCGGGCACTGGACTGCTCGCCCCCGCCAGCATCGGAGGAAGTCATGGGACTATGGATCAAGTGGGACGCTAACGCCCACAAAGACGACAAGATTGCAACGCTCACCGACACGGAGTTCAGGGCGTTCGTCACGGCGATCGCTGAAGCCAAGCAGCTGCGCAGCGGCGGCATCTTCAAGAGCCGGGAGCACCTCAAGGTGTGCATCGGCAGCCGCTTTGGCTTGGCGATCAGTGGGCTGATCACGAAGGGCCTGCTCGGGGTGGATCAGTCGGGGATCGTTGCCATTACGGGCTGGCATCGCTATCAGATTGACCCGACATCGACACGACGTCAGGCTGCGTTCACTGCTAGGCGCCGCTCAGAATCGGGGGGGTTGACGGAAACCAAACGCTCTAGAGAGACAACAGAGAAGAGCGAGAGAGAGAAACCCCCTACCCCCTTGCAGGCGGGAGAGATCTTGAGGAGGATTGTCGGATGAGGAACGTGGCGTTCATTGGCAGGTCAGGCACTGGCAAGACGACGCTCAGCCAGATGCTCTCAGAGCATCACGGCTTTCAGGTCACGAGCATTGCATCGCCTATCCGAGAGATTGCCGTCATGGCGTATGGCAAGTTCGACAAGGGCATGAAGTATCCACAGCAGACGCTCGGACTTTCTCGCCTCATTAGCGGGCGTGAGTTGCTGCAGGAGATTGGCGCTGCATTGAGGGAGATGGATTCTCTCTTTTGGATGCGAATCTGGCTGCAACGAACGAAGCACGGGGCTGAGGATGGGGTCATTGGCAGCATGCTCTTCGTGGTGGATGACGTGCGGCTGGACGCTGAGCGGGCCTTCATCCGCGCGTGGTACCCAGACACGCTCTTCGTGCGGCTGGTTCGTCCCCCGGCTGGAGAGCTGCAAGAGTGGCAACAGGACATCACGGAGCGACAGGCTGGGGAGATGGAAGCGGAACTCGTTTTAGACACAAGCGCTCTGAGCCCGCTAGAGTGTGTTCAAGCCGTACTGGAAGCGGCGAAGATGGAGGTGCAAGCATGAGCGACTTGACTGACCTTGAGACTATGGCGGAGATGGTGGGCTTCCGCTACGCCAACTGCAGCATTGACACGGTGAGCCGCAAGGTGACCCTGCAGTGCGAAGACCATGACGGACAGACGTTGAGCGTTGAGGCGAACACACTCAACGACGCAATGAGCGCCATGATGGTGAAACTCGGGAGCATGTTGTCAATGGATGGCTCGACATGGCAGGAGTAAAGGCGAAGCGCGGCGGGCCATCGTTGCCCCCACGCTGGACGGATTCGGACTGCACAGAGTGCGGCAAGGTCATCACCGTGGCTGACCCGAAGAAGCCGACCTTCCCAGCCGCTCGCGTGAAGGTCATCAGCTTCGTCGGAGCCAAGGGCAACGTGCGCCTCCACTGGCGCCACAAGGCGTGCGTAAAGTGATTGACTCACTGATCATCACGCTCATGTGCGTGCATGCACTGATCGCATTAGCAATGGGCTGGATCGGGCTGACGCATCATCGCGCCAGCTCAGGCATCGTCATCACATGGTTCGCTATCAGCCTGCTCACCATCGTCGGGCTCGGGCAGGCGCTACGATGAGCCGCATGAGTGACCTTGACATTGACCTGAAGAACGCTGCTCGCAGCCGCATGGGGAAGAATAATCGCAACCGTGGGAACGGGCTGGAAAGAAGGCTCGCCTCTGAACTCACTGAGGCTGGACTGGCTGGTGAGCGCGTTGGGCAGTACGGCGGCAAGACAGACGTGCGCGCACTGGGCCTCATCATTAGCGCCAAGAAGGGCGGGGCGTTCAGCGAGCGATTTGACAAGTGGCTCAACGAACTGACGCCCAAGGCAGATGAAGTCGCTGCGCTGGTGGTGGAAGACGCCCCCGGCTCAGGCATCAAGGCACGCCGACTGGTGGTGATTCACTGGGAGACGCTGCTCCAACTATTGCAACAGCGAGAGGAGAAGTCATGAAGATTGCATTGGCATTGGCGCTAGCACTCGCGCCGCTTACCAATCCGCAACCGCTATCGGAGCCGACGCCGAACTACGCTATGGGCGTGGTAGCTGACCAGCCCGCCGTCCCTGAGGGCTATTTCGTGGGCACTGCGACATGGTTTGACGCTACCCGTGGCAACCAGTCGAGCTGGTACACCCGAGCAGGCGTCACGCTTTATGGCGCCATTGGCGCTGAGGTGCGCGCCTACAAGCAGCACTACTGGCGCACCAGTTGGGACGTCCGCATCACCAGCCTATTGACGGGCAAGAGCGTCATCGTGCAGGTGGTTGACATCTGCACTTGCTACGGCGTGCGCGCCAACCCCAACGACCAGCGCCTCATTGACCTTTCTCCTCAGACGTGGGACGTCCTTGGAGTACGGCTCGGGCGTGGTGTCATGCCGATTGCCCTGCAGGTGCTCCCATGAGTAAGAGCCTGCGCCCCGACGTCATCAACAAGCGCGTGCTGGAGTCTTACCCCGGCAGCACTGCCGTCATTGCCAGCGAGAAGGTCGCTGCGCACATGCGGGAGTGTGGCGTCAAGATTACTGGGCGAACGATTCGCAGCTACGCCAAGGCTGAGCGCCGACCCTCAGAAAAGTTCTGCGCCATCTTCGCGCAAGCCTATGGGCCCTTCGAGCAGGATGACTGGATGGAGCGGGAAGAACTCCCGAAGCCGTACACCAGCCCAAGGCGCCCTGAACTAACTGCAGCTGAGAAAGAAGCCCGACGCCTGCAAATGCTCGTGGCACGATTCTGCAACTGGTGCGCTGGTGGAGACATGGGCAGCAACGAAGTGCTCCGCTGCCGTGATGCGACGTGCGTGCTACGCCCAGCGTCGCCGCTGCCACTTGCCACGAACGCCTTCACGAAGCGCGTGGCGTCGCCTGATAGGTGGGACTGATGCCGTACAATCGCCGCACGCCGTCTCTCGTAGACGGCCCCCTCCCCGGCGCTGCATCCTCCCAGCGTCGGGGAGCGACTCCCTCACTGCGACAGCAGGTGACCGCATACCTCAACGCGCACCGCGACGTCATGCACTTGACTCAGTGGACGCTCAAGGTGAGCAACGACATCCCAGCCGACGACTCATGGGCTGACATTGAGGTCAGCGAGAATCTCTGGGAAGCAACCGTTCGACTCAGCAACGACTTCTTCAAGGAGACTTCCGAAAGTCAGCGGCGCATCCTTGCACACGAACTCATGCATGTTCATAACGCGGCACTGGAGCGACTGATGGGGACACTCAGCGGGGTGCTGGGCTCGCAAGCCTATGAAGTGCTTGACAAGGTGTGGGATACGGAAGGCGAGCGAGTAGCTGAGGCGCTCTCGTTCGTAGTGGCTGGCGTGCTCCCGCTGCCAGAGTTCAAGGACTGAGATGCCCCTGCGCTTCGCCCGGGCTTGCCTGACCTGCGGCATCCTGCAGCGAGTGGGCAACCGTTGCCAGCCCTGCGCCAATAAGATTGTCACGAAGCGCGAGCGTGAACGCTATGGCCCAGTTGGGCGGAGTCCCTACGCTGACCCTGCATGGCGCAAGCTGAGCCGCGAGATGCGCCAAGAGTTCCCGTGGTGCTTTGCATGTCGAGCGACCACCGACCTGACCGTTGACCACATCATCCCCCTGCAGCCGGGGCAGTCGCCCGTTGTGCCCAAGCATCTGCTCGCTGTGCTCTGTCGTTCGTGCCATGGCAAGAAGACTCAGCACGCCTAGGGGGGTCAGAATTTGCGCATGATTGGCTCTCAGGTAT